GCCTGTTGAAGCCGTGCCAATATAGCCACCACTTGTCTGTCCACTTGATGTTCCATCGTACAATGTGATTGCTGTGTAGAAACGACTCTGCGGAACTTTAATGATTGGCATATTGTCATACATAAAGAAGTTGTGATTTACAACATCTTCGTTGCCAAGATAACGGGTTACTTTTGCTTTAAGTCCTTCAAACATTGTTGGAGAAACGAAAAGGATTCTGCCCTCTGCAGGTACTTCATCTTCGTCCATCTGCTTTTCAGCAGCATCAATTAAGCCAACACAATCAGTTGTTCCAACTGTGATGTCTGCGTTTGCACTTGAAATTCCACTTGTACCTGCAATTTTTGCAAAACGATATGCATCGATTTCAGGTGCTACTTTAGTGCGAATAAACTCACTTGCAAGTGTGCCAAATGCCATATTGATTGTTTCTTCATCGGACATTTGATCTATTACGAAAGAACGACCTCTATCTTTTGTGAGCTCAAGTTCTTCCCAACTTCCTGTAACATCACCTGTTACGAAGCCTGAATTTCTTGAATAGTTTCCAAGACCATCCATAGATGTTTTGAAAAGTTCGATTTTGTTAGCATTCTTAAATCTAACTCTGTCATTTGCTGCCTCAAGGATTGAGGATTTTGCTTCTACCTTATAAACTTCATCAAGAAGTGGAAGATAGTTTTTTGCTAATGCGATACTGTTGCTCATTTTTTTCTCCTTTTACTTTAGTCCCATATAGTGGCGAAGTTTATCCTGTTCCAACTTGTCGGCATCCTCTTTTGTTGGTGGTTTGCCGGTTGTAAGTTCAGGCTGTTTTTTCAAACTCTCTGCCTCAATATGTTTTTTTGTGTTGTCGATGAAAGTTTTAAGACTTGCAAATACTGCTTCATTGTTGCCATCGACCATTGCTTCCGCCGTTGAACTTGCAAGTTCTTCGTCATACCCTACTGACAGGAAATTTGATTTGAAATTAGAAACATTCTTTTCACGGAGCAATTGATTTAACTGTTCTTCTCGTTCTGCTTCTTTCAAGGCTCTTGCCTGTTCTGCTTTTTCCTGCTCACTTAAAGTTGACTCATACTTGTTTTTCCATTCTTCTGCTTCTCGTTTTTTTGAAGCATTTTCCGAATTTTTCTCGCTCATTAAGGCTTTTAGGTTTTTAATCTGCGCCTCAAGTTCAGCAATCTTTGTGTCTTCAACTTTCTCTAAATTTTCTTCCATACCTATTTCTCCTTTGCGTTATTTAAGTGTTTCCCTACACTATGTTGCGATTACTGTCTTCCCTGACATATTTGAATGAGTTTTAAACCACTCATTAAAATCAATTTTTATTTCGTGTGGATATTCAGCATTCATCAGGTCTACGGCTTCTTGCCGTCTTTCATAGATGTCTTTGTATTTCTCAATGAATGGCTCTATCCTTTTATCGTCACCATAGATGTTGGCAAAGTGCCAAGCCAATTCAACTTGAATGGATATACTTGCAATTGCTTGGTCTAAATATCCGTGGGATATAAAACTGTCTACTAAAAGTTCTCTCGCCCTTAATGCGTAATCCCATTCAAGCCATACAAAGTCTTCTTTGCTTGATGTTGAATTATCTCGTTCATTCCACCGATAAAAACATTTTTTTACTTTCCTTACTTGCCCAAAACACATTGCCTGTGCTACGAAATATCCATCCTCAATCACTTGGAGTTCATCACACCATTTAATGTTCATTAGTTCAAGGAAATGTCTTCTGAATACTTTTCCGTGTATGAAAGTTGATTCGTTTTCCAATGTGCGTTTGCCTTTTTCATCAAATGGTGATGTTAGTACATCAAATTCATCTTCCATTTCTTCAAAGACACAATCTATGTAATCCGTAAATTCATCGTCATCGTCACAAAACATTATGTAATCAGCCGTAGCCATTTCCTGTCCGTGTCTTCTTGCCCACGATATTCCTCCGTGTTCAATTTCGATGAATCTTGCAAACGGATATTCACTTAAAAATTCTTTCGATAAAGGCTTTTCATACCCATCGTGAATTATTATTGTCGGTGTCGAATATGCGTACTTCTTAATCGACTCCAATAATGGTTTTATTACTTCTTCTCCCTCTTGGTAATACGGAATGATTATCTCAAGAGTAGATGTTCCAACACCTGCAGTTTGCATTATTCTCTACCGACCCAAAATCACCCGGAAATCTGCCGTGGTCACCATCATAGGTGTAAAATTCCTCGTCAATGCCTATGGTTACTCCGTCAAGGTATTCGTGTAAATCTCGCACCTTTTCGTCACCCATAGTTACCCAAGTCTTTTTGGTTGCTCCCCCTTTTCGTGCCGTTTTATCCTTGCCCTCGCCATAGTCCCTATGTGATTCCGTTGTTATCACTCTTGCTATTGACTCGGCATCGCCTACCTCTGCGTATTCGTTTATCCTGTCTTTATAAGTCTTGCCATCTATTGACTTATTTAAGGTGTCGCTTACTTCTTTTGGCTCTGCTAATAGGTCAAAGCCTAATTCCTTATTGGCTTTGTCTACCCCGTATACATACGCATACATCAGATAGTCTTCTACCCAACTTACAATGTCTTTGCGTTTTTCTATAATCTCTGACGGCTTCATTGCCCTTATCTTTGAATTTATTTCATTTATCTTCGTGTCAAGGGTATTGATTTCGTCTATGTGTAAATTACTCATTTTCTATGGTTGGCACTTCTTCCATTTGGTCTTCGTCTGCAAGTGCTTCTCCTACCTGCTCATCTTCATTCATTCCGTTAATGACTTGTGGGAGTTTTTTGTTTTCATAAAACTTGTAGATGTATTCTTTCGACATCTCAATGTCACTTAATGGATCGTTTGAGATTCCACTTCTCTCAAGCCATATTTCAGGTGCTAATCCTAATTCACGCATATTCATCGCAGCCTGTGTCTTTACAAGAAGATTTGACATTGTAGGTGGCTCTATGTTCAGTTCCATATCTTCTAAAGAAAGTTCAAAGCCTTTTTTCTTTAGGATTGCCAATGCAACCTTACGGAATTGTTCATCACTCTTGCGCCAATAGTCTTCGGTATTTCTTCGGTTGGTGTCGGCTATGGTGTAACCACTCTTTAAATAAACGGCACTCCCGTTGTCACCACCTGAATCACTCCTTGATACATTTGGAAGTCCTGTCTTGTCTAATAATTGGTTGTACAATGCATCTAATGATGTCTGCGTGTCTGCTTGTGAAAGTGAACTTTCCAATATCTTGAAATCGGCTTTGTTCTCACCCATTGAGCGCAGACATATCATACCTGCCTGTCTTATTGAATTAGCCGTTGTGCCGTCTTCAAAGTTACAGTTGTATGCTATGCATAACTGTTGTACTGTCTGCTCGACACCATCGGCTCGGTTACTCTCTATGGTGTTGATTTCATCCATAATCGGAATGGCTACTTCAAATGCACCCATTCGGTTTTTGTTATACTGATATTCAATGATTGGGATTTCACCAATGATGTTTGGCTCATAACCCACTAATGTGATTGCTGATGCCGTGATTGGTTGGTCGGTGATGTCTTTTGATAATACTCCACCCTCGATGTGGTAACAGTAATCTTTAGTGAATACATCGTAATAGGCTTTGTCATCTTGGATTACCATATTTACACCCATTACAGGGGGATTTCCGGGTTTGAATGAGTACACAACAAATGCACTTCGTGGGTCTAATGAGTATATATTTAATGGTTTATCGTCTTTGTTCGGCTCTACATATAAGACACCAAGTCCTACTGTGTGAAACCAATCAATTACTTCATTGTCTGCAATTGATTTACTCGCTTGGACGCAGATTTCGTTGAATTCACGCACTTTGTCTTGCGATTCTTCCTTTCTTGCTGAATAGGAAGCAGGTGATGTCATAAAATAACCATTTTTAAAGGTTACTATTTGGTCGGCATTGTTAATAACAACCTTGTTGCAGATTTCAGGTCGTATTTCCTTTGTTCTCTGCAAAATAGGTTGCATTCCTCTGCGGTACCAATATAAGTATTCTTCGTCTAATAGGTTTACCGAATGTACTGAAAGTGCCTTGTTTAATTCTGACACTACATTCTTCTCGGTGATTTCCGAAATCGTGAAAATTTGTCTTCTTCCAAAAAGGCTCATAAAAAAATACCTCAATTACACAAGTGAATTGTTTTCATCTTATAGATGAATTATTGTAATCAAGGTATTGCTATCATATTGTTAAGTTAAAGTCAAGTATTTTGCCCTAAATTGTGAGTAAAATACACTATTTTGTTTAAAACATTCTCTTTATTACCTGCACTTTCGCATCTCCAAAGTATGAAAACGCTATTGCCATTCCTAATGAATCAGGTGCATCATCGTGCTGCTTATTATTGTTCACCATCTTAAACGCAAACACATTCTCCATAAACCTTTGGTATTCTTTGCTCCTGTATCCACTCTCTAAAAATATCATCCTCTCCCTTATGTCAGGTGCTTTGTCAAAGATTCTCTGCTGTTTGCCTTGCCCTGCCCAATGCTTTACACTCGTCTGCATATTTACCTTGTGTCCCATCTCCCTTAACATCTTATCGACACCCTCGGCATATTCACTCGTTGTTCTTGTTCCCTCTATGTACATCGCCTGTACATTGTTCTCTATTGCTTTATGCACTATTTCAGGTTGCGTTATCTTTTTATCTCCATTGTTGTATATTACATCTTTGACATATAGGTCATCTCCGTATTGGTAGATTATTGGTGATGCTACATAGTCACCGCCTCCCCAAGCTGGGTCTACACTCATAAATATCCTGTCAGCATCAAGGTCGGGTAATACTCCGTTGAAATATCTCAAGTCTTCAGGTGCAAATAATGTCCCACTTCTTTCTACAGGCTCTCCCTGATATTGCGCTAACCAACTCGCTATATCATCACTTCTTTCAAAGGTTGCCCTTACCTGCTTGTAATAGTCACTTGAAAACCCTACTCCATAACCATATTCAAAGTTGCTCTCGTCTTCACTGTTTAATGCAGGTCGGTTTACGATTTCGTATTTTCTGCCTTGAAATTGTGGATCGTTTTCTAATAGGTCTATCATTCTCGCTATTGGGTCGGCTACACTCCACCTTGTGCCTATCCACAACCTCTTCGCACCCTCTTTTGCCCTCGCTAAATAGTTGTTCGTTACTTTTGTCCACGCTCCGTTTAGTCGGTCTTTCGACATTGCTTCTTCTATTCCACTTATTAAATCATCGGCTATCTCATATCCGTTACAGTCACAAGCACCATTTAGTGTGCCGTATAAACTTCGCCCTGTGAAACTTGCATACCTCTTCTTTCGTCCTAAATTTAATAACAAGTCTTTAGCATCTTGGTTTGCTATCTTCGCATCAGGAAATAACTCTTTCCACCTATATGTCGTTTTGTCACCTAATATCTCTATGAGTCCGTTGTAAAATACCTTTACTACTGTTTCACTATATGAACAGTATAAATTACTCCTCTCGCTGTTTCGCAGCATTATCCACAAGACAAACATTACCATCAGCGTGGTCTTTCCACTCCTCGGTGGCATTGATATGAATAATTCATTCAAATCTCCCTTTTCTAAACTCTCTAGTGAGTCGGCTATGCTTTTTAACTTCTCTCGCCTCGGTAACCAATATTGCTCTTTTGCAGGTCTGTTCCATTCCATCGCTAACATAAAATCATCAAAATGCTCCCTCGCCATTATGTCATACGACTCTCGGTACATATCTAACTTCTCTTGCGTGATACTGCCTTTTCGTATCTTCTCCCTGAACTGCTCTACACATTCATAGTTGTCCATCAGTTTTAAACACTCAAGTGCGTGTCTTAATTCTCCGTTTAATAAAAATGTTTCAAATGCTTGTTTCATCTTCTACTATTATCCCTACATCTTCCTTTACTATTACTATCTTGTATCCTAAACATTGTATCGCTTTTATCGCCGTCTTTAAGGTGATTCCCTCCTTCTGCCGTATCCTAGATGCATTCGGCACGCTACATCCCATCCTCTCGGCTAACTCTTTCGTGGTGACTTTCTCCCTCTTCATTAAATCTCCTATTAAGTGTTTATATTCCATTCCCTTTCTCCTTGATTGATATGTTTTCGTATTATTAACCTATATAGCAATATGATATCATTCCATATTAGTTTGTAAAGGGGTCTTTTTGTTTTTTCGGTTATTTTCGGGGGTAATTGGGGAGGGGCAACCATATCCGTATATCCCCGACAGGTGCCCCATTTATTGGACAGTAAAATACATCTTGTCGTGAAAGCATTCTTTGAGGACTTCTTGCCCCCACCTGAAAAGCCTTATTTTATAGGGTTTTATGGCTAGAAGTGTGGTATGTGGTCGTTTAACCCCCCTGTTATTTTGACTGGGGGTATATGTTCTTGGGGGTTACCTTCTCCACCATACCAGCAGAGCAAAACAAAAACAAAAAGGAAATAACAAAAGGGTATATACTCCCTTATATATGATTGATATAAGTTAGACACATACGACACCGAGAAGTCCTTAAAAATCAAGGGGTTACAAGTTTCCGATGCAAGAAGAACTGACACAAAAAGCCAAGCAGAAAAAGCCTATGGCAACAGGGGCATATATATGCATAGCCTGTGCAAGTTGGAATCCAACCGACACCAAAACCCAAACACCCGAACAACACGAACAAACACACGAACAAAACCAATTTGAAAACCGTTAATCTGATATAAACTGTAGTTGTGGAATGCTCTTGTTACCTCGACCATATCACTTTTTTTTGAATTGCACTCGCATAATCTGAAATAAGCTTCCAAAGTGGATCAAAAAAAACGGCATAAAAAAAGCAAGG